GTGTTGCTTTCCTTATGGACTCTGCTACCATGCCTACGGGTGATCGCGTTACAGCCACGGCTATCAGAACTATTGGTCGAGAGTTGGAGCAGGTTCTTGGTGGGGCTTTCTCCGCTATTGCTCGGCAGCTTATGAAGCCTATGGTACAACGCACTGTTCTCCTTATGTTAGATAACGAGGAGATTGATCCTAAGTTAGAGAATGCCTTCGAAGAAGAGGGCGGACTCTTATCTATTGAGATTGTTACAGGACTGTTGGCCCTTAGTAGAGACAGTGATTTGACTAAGCTTATGCAGATGGGGGAGATGGTGCGAAACCTTCCTCCTGAAGCAATGGCTTTGTTTAAGTGGGACTCTTATGGAAGAGCTTTAATTACTTCCTTAGGATTTGATGCTAGTAACTGGATTAAGAGCGAAGAAGAGGCTAAACAAGAGCAGTTAGAAATGGCCCAGATCCAAGGTGAGATGGCTAATCAACAGCAGTTGCAACAGCAGGCTGGATCTCAGGCTGTTAATACAATGGGGCAAGCTGCACAAATGGACTTAGAACAGACAGGTGGTCAGAATATTCTACCTGCTCTTGAACAAGCAGGAGGGCAGGTATGACAATTGATTATAACACTATTACTCCCATAATTTCACCTACTGATTGCATGCTAACGTGTGATATTCTAGGAAGTGGGAGTAACTGGGCCTTACGTATTAATCAACAAAGGATGTTAGCTAGGGGATCTAAAGAATATATCTTAGCTTATCGAAAGAAGTTATTTACTAGTCGAAGTCTTTCAATTCCTGCTGATCACGAACTTAAGTGGAATAAAGATCAAGCTCCTGTATGGACTTTAGATGATTTAGTTGACAAGCAAACTGATTTATATTTATGGGCTAAGTTTGATGAGTTAGACCAGACATTATCTGGTGGGGATTCCATTACAACTGTAACTGACTCTGGTCCGTTAGCAAGCGTGTTGACGGCTAACAATGGTATTACATTTGATGCTGGAGCCATTAATTCTCTAGGTGTAGCCAACATGTCTGCGGATAACGACTCTTTTTCTATACCCGACCACGCTAATTTAGATATTAATGCTGGAAAACTTGAGATGTACTGCGTGTTCAAGACCTCCTCAGACTATGATTCTACTTTAGATACGGGTATCTCTGGTGATGCTAGATACTTTGCTCACAAGAAAGATGCTTCAAGTACTCTTCCTCGATGGGCTTGGTTTATTAATGTATCTACAAGCAGAGGAACTACCACTAGGAAACCCTCGTTTGAGAGGATGGGAGGAAGTCCTGCTTCTGGAAAACTTGGTGACGCTACAACTATTAATGATTCTACAGTATTTCTAATGAGTTTAATTCAAGAAGACAATACTGTAGATCACTTTCTTAATGGCGCAGCAAACGGAACTCCTGCTGGGGATTACATTGCTGATCCTGATTCTGATGGTGTATTATATATTGGTAACAGTTCTGCACAGGATTCTAGTATTCACGGACAACTAGCTGAGATCATTATTATAGATCACTCAGTAGGTAGTGTACCTCCTCAGGATGCTATTCGACAAAAAATTGAAGGTTACTTGTCCCATAAATGGGGCATAGAAGGAAACCTTCCAGCCGACCACCCTTACAAAACAGTTCCGCCACGGCGTGATTCTGTGTATTCATCTTAAGGAGTTACGCAATGAATGACAATGGCTGGGACGAATACAAACGATTAGTTTTAAAAGAGCTTGAACGGTGTAGCCACCGTCTCGACGATATCGATGAGAGATTGTCCAATATCGAGGTGACGTTTGCTAAGCTTCAGACGAGGCTGTATACCGGGGCGGTTCTAATTACATTTGTTATTACTACGGTAATAAATTTTATGGATGACATTATGTCACTTAGGTAATAAGACTCCAAAGGGGAACAATCTTATGGAAAATAATCAAGTTGAAAGTCAGACTCCGTACTCAAACCCAGAAGCCAATCCGGCCATGGACAATTTGCAGGCTGCGGAACAATCTGTAACAACAACAGCTGATGAAGTTAATGCAGCGCAGGAACGTGTAGCTTTTGAACGGTATGTTCAAGATCAAGGACAAACAATCCCTGAGAATTTTCAGGATGCGGGTGCTTGGTTTGATAGTCTTAAGCATGCACAAGGGCAATACACTCAAGCTCGGCAAGAGATCGCAGATCTCAAGACACAGTACTCAGAACAGGGTACTGTAAATCCGGGTTATCAAGAGGGCAACCCTGAAGCGCCTGTGGAAACTCCTCAGGCAAATGTAGAACCGACAGGTACGGAAGAGCTTAGGCTTTCTTTGGATGAACCCAAGGAAGAAGCTCCTTCCGAAGCACCGACGTTTAGTGATTCAGATTGGGACAAGTGGGGCTACGAAATGAGTACCACTGGTCAACTTTCTGAAGAGACTGTAGCTGAGATTAAGGGAAAGACTAATTTCTCTGATCGAATGATTGCAGACTATGTTACTGGACAGAAGGCTAAGATGAGAGAAGCCTATGGTAAGGCTTCAGATATTGTGGGAAGTCAAGACAAGCTTGGTAATATTATGAAATGGGCTGAAAGCTCTATGTCTCCTGAAGAGAGACTTAATATCAATGCTGGTCTTGCTTCTCCGGGATACGAGGTTGTACTGCGTGGCTTGTCTGCACAGTATGACCATGCAATGGCTCAGAAGCCTACGGCTAACGAGCCTGCGCCTATGCCCAATAGGCAACCAGTGGCAGAGACTCAGGTCTCTACGCCTGCCTATGGTACTAAGAGAGAATTCAACACGGATCGAAATAATCCTAGATTTAGGACTGATCCAAAGTTTAGGGAAGCAGTCGAAGCCCGCATGATGCGGACTGACTGGAACAATCTTCCCCAGTAAGACGCAGGGGGCTGTCTTACGACATATCTAGTTTATGATGGAGCTTAGGAGAGATTCTAAGCAGAAGGATAATGTAGAATGCACACTCATATACAGGACTCGAAAGAATAATCCTAAGTATGTTAGCCCTTTCTTTTATTTAACTTATATATCTAATTGAAAGGATATAATCATGGCTGATAGTTTTAATGCTACAGGTACTGGGTTAGCCTATAGGCTAACCGCAGCGAATACCGATGGTACTGGTGTAAACAACTCTGACGGTGGTAAGCTTTGGCTTCCTATTTGGTCAGGTGAAGTTCTCCACGCCTACGATGAGTATAATGTTTTTGAGGGTCTTGTGGATCACAAGACAATTTCTAGTGGGAAGCAGATGCTGTTCCCCAGAACCGGTACTGTGGACCTGAAGGCCCAGTGGGGTGCTGGTGAAGAGCTGGTTGGTGGTACTGACGCTAAGTCAAGTCAGTTCGCCGTCACGTTGGACAACCGTCCAATGGCTGCTCACTTTGAGCTGGACAATATTGACATGATGATTACTCAGTGGGAGTATCGTGCGGAGCTGGCCCGTCAGGCTGGTAACGTTCTTGCTTCTACTCGTGATAAGCAGATTGGTTCATACATTGCTACGGCTGCTCTCCAGAGTGCTTTGACGGGCATCGCTGGAAGCCCTGCTGGTTATGGGGAGACCATTACCAACATGGGTATGGAAGATGCAATTGATAAGCTTGGTGGTCAGATCTACTGCTCGCCACTGCTTCAGGCTGCTGGTGCTCCTAGTGGTGACACTTGGAATATCCGTAACGGTAACGCTGGTGCTGGTGACGGCACGCAGGGTGCTGTTATTACGGCTGATCAAAGAACTGCCGCTGCACTTAAGATCCTTGAAATGATTGAGGCTAACCTCGTTCATCTTCAAGAGATTAACGCACCGTTGGATCAGATCTACTGTGCAGTTTCGCCCAAGACCTTCCAAGAGATTCGTGCTCTTGGTGTGGCTCGAACGGCTGCTCACGCTGTAGATGCTCAGCCAATGTTCGGTGGCGTTGCCGCCGCAGGTGGTCTGGGTGCTCCGTTTACGCAGGGTCTTAACTCTCTTACTGATACTCTCACCTATATGGGTGTTATTATTATGAAGAGCAACCATTGCCCCATCGTCAATTACGCTGCTGGTGCAATTGGTGAAGGTACTGGTGGTCTGAAGTACGACAAGGACTGGGCCAATGCTGGTGTTAAGGGTATTATGTGGCAGCGTAGTTGCGTTGCTGCTCTTAGCCTTCAGGGCCTGAAGGTTGATACGGTGGATGATGTCCGTCGTAACACGACCTTTACGGTTGCTTCGATGATGAACGGTACTGGCGTTATGCGTCCAGAACTTTCCGCTATCTTCGTTGATGCAATCTCATCGGCTGACACCAATGATGGTACGGTACTTGCTGCTGACGTTAGAAACGCAGTATTCGGTACTACCTTCGTTAGTGAGTACACTGAGGCTACTTGATAGTCTTATATTTGATTATACTACTGTAAAGGTGGTGATAATTATCTACACCCCGGTCCCTTAATTGGGGCCGGGCGTGTTTTCTTTAACACAGGAGGTTACCTATGGGTGCTATTACTAGAATTGATGCAGTCAACCAGATGCTTTTATCAGCTGGTGAATCATTGGTAGCCGATCTTGACGAGGCCTCCGGTGTTGATACAGGTATTGCAGAGTTTATGTTAGATCGGGCTACTGAAGACTTTCAGATGCGAGGTCTTACTGGAAACAAGTATGAAAAGAAGGTTAAGCCTGATTCTGATCTTAAGATTATGCTTCCTTCAGACCTTTTGTCGGCTGAGTTAGTTTCACATCATAGTAATGATGATGGATTTAGTATTGTATCTTCCCTTAGGGGGGAACCAGATGCTTATCTTTGGAATGTTACTGATCAAAAGGATACTTGGGAAGCAGGGATAGAGCATACTATTGAAATTATTCACAAGGTACGTTGGGAAGACATGGATACCCCTGTTCAAAGGGCTGTTGTGTCTACTGCTATGCGACGATACCAGTTAATGATGCAGGGTGACGGAGATATGGACGCTTATCTTAATAATGAAGAGCTTGCGCACAATGCTCGGGGTAGAGCTGCGGATATTAACGATAGAAGCCGTAGTATATTTGCTTCAGGTGACAGAGGATTAGCGCAAATCTTTAAACGACCTTACTCCGGTAATGATCCTACTAGATTCAGGTACTGGCAGGGTAAAATGGGAGGCTAATATGGCTAAACAGAGAAAAAGAGGCTTAACTCGACCTATAACCCTTCCGATTAGAACTCTTAGTGGGGGTGTGGGTAGGCAAGCTCCAAGTAAAAGGCTTCCAACTGAAGCTGAGAACTTAGATAATTGTTTTGTGACCTTAGAAAAATCCGTAGAGAAACGAAATGGGTTTGAGGTTGTTTCTAGATCAGATTCTAGCTATGATGGGTTAGATTTACTGGGTACAGAGGACCAAGACTTTTTTACCTTTTGGCTACAAGTCAGTGATAGGCTAAGATACCTAGTTTTGTTAGACTTTAAGGCAACAGATTATACAAGTACTCTTATTTATGTCTATAAGCTCACAGCTAGTGGGTTATCTAGTATTGCTGTAACATATGTTCCTTCTGAAAGTGAACGATCCTACTTAACTTTTGGTAGTGAAGCGTTTACTGCAAGAGAATCCTTAAGGGTAGTCAATGTTGGTGCTAATGTTATTGTTTTAAATAAGAATGTTAAGGCTGGGTTCTCTTCAGGTGAAGAAGGATTTAAGTTTGATCTTAATGGGAACATAACTGACGTTGAAGACGTTAAGGGTGGTAAGGATGTTTACCTCACATCAGTTAAAGTAGACCCAGAAGGCATTGCAATACCTTGGAATTCTTATGGTTCTTTTATTAAGGGTGATGAGGTTATATACACTGATGATAAGGTGTATCGTTTAGAGCTAGATTACCTAAGTGGAGCGAGTGTACCCCATAGTTTTTCTTCAGCAACCCATACTTTTTTAAGAAACGCTGAACGTATCGATGTAAGGGATTATACCTATCCTATTTCAAACAAGGCTTATTTAGGACAGTCCTTAAACAATATTTCTGAAACAAAGTTTCCTCCTTCAGAAGAGGATCTTCAAGCTTCTAACGGTGCGGAGAATAAACTCTTAAATAACTACCCCACAATAGGGGATGGACAGGGTAGAGGTAAGGTTTACTATTACGGCAACAGCTTTGGTGCGGTCAGTCCGGGTTACTACAGGGTTAAGAGCACAGATGAGAGACCTTATCTCCATAAGATCTTAACCCCTGAGAGTGCATCTCGATTAGATGAGGATAGGATGCCACATAAGATTTTTATAGGTGGGGATGGTGCTTGGAAAATAACTCCCATTGATTGGGATTCCCGTTTAGGAGGAACTAATGACTCCAATCCCGGTATTAGTGTATTTAAAGACACCGAAGGTAATGTAAGACAAGCTAATATTTCTTCAATGGCTTTCTACAGAGACCGTTTATTTATGTCTTCTTTAGATACTATCTTTAGTAGTACCATGGGGGACTTTACAGACTTCTGGATTGAGGATCCTAGTAATATTGTTGCTACAGATCCTATTGATGTTCAAGCTAGTGCTAATAAGTTTACTCCTATTATCTCAATGGTTCCGTTTTCTGACTTCCTGTTCATTAATACAGACAGTGATGTTCAGTATGAGCTGTTAGGCTCAGAGAACCAGATCACTCCCTTCACAGCAGAGCTTGCTCCAACGTCCTTTTACTCCACAGCTTTAATGATTGAGCCCCAGCTAATGGGTTCTCAGATTTATTTCTATGCTAGGAATAGGATGTACTTGTATTTCTCAAATAGAGTTAACAATCTTAACAAGGCAGTAGAGGTTTCCTCCCACTGCCCTCAGTATCTCCCTACAAACTTCCGCAGTCCTGCTGTGGCTCCCTCAAGGGACAGTATCTTTGTGGTAGATGACGATAGTCCTAACCTTGTATATGGTTATACTAACAGATTCTCAGGAGATCAGGTGGTTCAGAATGCTTTCTATAGATTTGTTCTTGATGAGGGTACAGTAGTCTACGATATTCAGGAGTTTGATGACAATCTATACCTCTTGCTAACGTATCCTACTACTACTAACACCAATCGGTTCCATTTGGTAAAGATGAAGATGGCTACCGAGGACCCTGAGATTCCTAGAATTGATTCTAGAATTAAATTTGTAGTAGAAAGTGATGGGGATAGTCCAAATACAGTGTATAATGAGGATACAAACCAGACTACGTTTACTCTTCCTATTTCCAGCCCTAATATTAACGAGTGTATACTCCATAGTGGGTGGGGAAATGACAACTTTAGCCGTCTTGCAGCTACGTTATCCGAAGAAGACTCTACAGATCAGAGATCTGTGTATGTTTTAGAAGGCAACTACAGTACTCAAGGCAATATAATTTATTTTGGATCATCGTTTACTATGACAGTAGAGCTAAGCCCTCAGTTTATGAGGGATCAGAACAACAATGTGGTAGACGGTGTGCTTAATCTAAGGACATTACACCTTAGACACGCTAAAACAGGAGACTATAGGATTGAAGCTTCTCGTAGGGGAAGAGATCCTGTGGTATCCACGTTCAATTTACAGGAAGCGGACAATAGATTAGACCCTCTTCCCTTAGAAATCTATGAAACGGACGGGGAGTTTGTCGCTCAGGTCTTTGGGTTTGCCTCAGAGACTAGTATTAAGATTCTATCAGACTACCCTACTCCAGTTAATATTACTCAGATGGAATTAAAGGGTAAGTTTAAGTCGATTCATTCGACAGCACTAACCTAACACTCTCCTCCTCGTCCTTCCTTAGGGAGGGGCGGGGATTTTTGACCAACGTAAGGAGGAATTACAGTGGCATACGACAATAACTCTGATAGCACAACACTGATTTATCAGGCAGCAGGAGTAGGGGCGACTATTGATTACAGTAGTCTTTCACTTAACCCTTCTATTGCTGATACTGATCAGCTGGTGGTGATAAGAAAGTTTACCCCTAGTAGTGAGTTCAAGAGCACGGCAGCTCCTAATGGATTTGGTGGGGTTTACCCAGATGGACAGGAATGGTGGGATATTTGGACTCTTCAGAGTTCCTCAAGCTCAGGCAGTCCTATGTATACTGTTAACACCTCTACGAAAATGATTACGTTGTCTACTACGGCAACAGATTACTACTGGACTCGCACAAACTCTGATGGGACAACTTCTCAGGTATACCTCCCGGTGTTTGATGCCTCGACGGATGAAGTTATTGTAATGAGGAAGACGTATGCCCTCGATAACTTTGTGAACTGGATGGCCGGTACTCGGATTACATCTAAGAATCTTAACTTAAACGCTGATCAGCTGCTTCACCTCCTTCAAGAGCTGGTTAGTAACTTCCGACGAGAGGATTTGGTCAATCCGTTCGTAGGAGCAGCTAGTGGCATTTGCCCCTTAGATTCTTCAGGGTTTATTCCAGCGGCTAACGTAGGTGCTTCCTCTATGGCTGAGGCTTTAGCCGGTATTACCTTTACTACTGGTGATGGATTGTCTGGTGGTGGTACATTAGCTTCTGATAGAACTTTTGCGGTAGATCTTGATGATACTATAGCCAATGGTTTAAGTATTATAAGTAACAAATTAGGTATGGGACTAGGTACTAGTTTAACAAAAGTAGGAAACCTTGTTGATGTTAATCTTAGTTCAGATGGTGGTCTTATTAATGAGGGTGGCATTAAGGCGGATGTCTTTACAACCCTAGATACTGTAACTACATCTACTACCAAGCTTGTTACCTCGTCTGTTATTAAAGAATTAAAGGATGATGTAGATTCTTTGGGAACCGGGGTTAGATTTCTTGGAGGCATCACATCCGCAGCTCAAGCCTCTGCTACCTTTACCTTTGGTAATACCGAGTTTGATGACCATGCTGATGAGACAATTACAATTATTGATACAGCAGGCACATCTAAGACGTATAAGATTAAAGCTTCTGGTGCAAACGCTTCAAGCCAAGAATTTAACGACGGAGCAGATGCTACTGAGGCTGCAACTAATTTCTGTGCTTTGGTTAATAGCTCTAACGGACATAACGAAACCATCACCGCAACAAATGTTGCTGGAGCCGTTACATTAGTTCAAGCTACTGGAGGTACGGATGGCAATAGGACTATAGCTCATACTAGTAACTGGGATGCTATTTGTGATGTTAATCCTCCCGCTGCTTTTACTGGAGGAGATAACGGAAGTGATCCAGCTGTTCCCGCAGGAGGCTATCAGGCAGGAGATACCTTTGATGTTATAACTACTGGTACTACTACTTCTACTTGGACTGACTCTAGTTGGGATACTTTAGTTGCTTTGACTCAGGGTCACGATGTTAGGTATAAGGGTTCTGCTT